CCACCCCACCCCACCCGCCATAAAGGCGTTTCCCGCGCGCGAGCAGCCGCCCCTTACATGGGACTGCCGCGAGGGGGGATCGCATCCGAGGGACCAATGACAGAAGAACAGAAGCTTGCCACCATCGTCGCAGCCGTCGCCGCCGACCAGAACGTCCCGGCAGAGGCAATCCGGGGACGCAGGCGAACCCGTGAGGTGCTGCAAGCTCGGCACCTCGCGACCGCCCTGGCCTACGAGTTTCTGCCCGCCCTCACCGTCCCCGAGATCGCGCAGTTGATGGGGAAGACCCAGCACTCGACGGTCGCCAACTCCCTGCGGGTCTGCCGCAAGCCCAAGGAGGCTGAGATGTATGCGCGCCTGCGCGAGGTGCTGGCGGGCTACATCGGACTGCCGCAGTAGGGGGTTGACCGAACCGGGGGGATGTGTAGGGTGTGGGAGCCGATGGCGATGAACCACCGGCTCCCTGACGATGCGAGGCTCGCAACCTCCAGCGTCGCGGACCCAACCTTACAGGGAGGCGGGTCGAGGGCCGACAATGGCTCTTGCCTCCAGACCTTGCAAGGACCTTCTGGGACGAACCTGAACGGCCAACGCCGGACGCAGGAGAACCGGGAGCGGGGCAGTCATACAACGTCCTTCGCTTCGATCCGGGGCATTTTACCGGGAACGGGTTTTCGACCAAGCACAAGCCACCCCTTTGAACCGTACACATACCCTCCCGGTCGGGGACATAGACCCGGGCACGGCGGCTGGCCCCCGATACAGGGCAGGGTGGGTATAGAGGTCGGAGCGATGAAGAACACCGCGTCTATGTCTCCACGGGGATATAGCGAAAAGCGAACTATGGGAGGATGAAACCATGAACAGGTCACTCAAGGTCCTGGTAGCCTGCGAGTTCAGCGGGACCGTAAGGAACGCATTCCTTGAGCAGGGTCACGACGCCTGGTCATGTGACCTTCTGCCAGATGAGACAGGATCAAGCAGGCACATCAAGGGGGATGTCAGGTGCCTTCTGGGAGATGGCTGGGATCTCATCATCGCCCACCCTCCTTGCACCAGGCTCGCCAACAGCGGCGTCAGGTGGCTTGAGAAGCCTCCTCCGGGGCGCACACGGGAGGACATGAAGGCAGAGCTTGAGGAAGGTGCTGACTTGTTCTCCACGCTCTGGAACGCTCCTGCGCGCCATGTCGCCGTCGAGAATCCGGTCATGCACAAGTACGCCAAGGCGCTCATCAGGGGCTACCAGCCGCCCGCACAATCCGTGCAGCCATGGCAGTTCGGGCACCCTGAGAGCAAGAGAACGTGCCTGTGGCTGCGAAACCTACCGCCGCTCGTTCCCACCAACGTGGTCGAAGGCAGGGAAGCAAGGGTCCACAGGATGTCTCCAGGTCCAAACAGGTGGAGGGAGCGGTCCAAGTTCTTCCGGGGGATTGCTCTGGCGATGGCCGATCAATGGTCGAGGTGGATCGCCGCCCATGCACCCCCTGCATGACGCCCTGCAATAAACGCAAGACACACATAGCCACAACGTGATACACGCGAGCTTGCAAGGAGGGACCATGAAGAGCAACGGCTACAAGACCGAGATCACCCAGACCCCTGGCACGCTCCGCACGCGCATCGCCTTGCGTGTTGAACTCGCACGGGATCTGGACACGCAGTCGCTGGGGTATCTGCTGGCGCACCAGCGCATTGCCGACCTTGAGCGCCAGCTTCAGGCAATGGAGGGATGACGATGCAGATCATGGTGAGCGTCTACAAAGAAGAGATCAGCAGCCGATCGCATCCGGCTACGGTGGATCGCCGCGCGTTCGTGTCGATTAACGTGGGGGATCTCCACCTGATGTTGGACCCGGATCAGGCCAAGCGACTGGCCGAGGTTGCCGCGCAGGCCGCGAAGGAGGCGGGGGCATGAGTGCCGAGGGAGTGCTTCGCGATATGCTCGCCAAGCAGATCCTCCTGCGGATGGACGACCAGCGTGAACTCGCAGTCCATCGCGCGGCCAACGAAATCCTGCGCGAGATCGTGGAGAAGCAGCAGAAGCTGCTGGAGGCGACATGCGCGAAGTCCATTGGCTGATGCTGGTGATGAGCGCCCTGCTCATCGTCTTGGGACTGTTCATGTGATCCTGGAGGGGACAATGACGCTGAAGGAATACTACCGCATCTGCGACGCCGAGCAGCACCAGACCGAGTGCCTGCGCGCTGCCGAGCGCATCGACAAGGCCCAGGCCATCGCCAAGCGCGAACTCGCCGCGACCATGGCCCGCTTGCGGGAAGCCATCGCGGGAGAGGTGGACGAGGTTGCCGAGGGCGACATCGCGGACGACTGGCAGGCGACCCTTGATCGCATTGACGATCTGGTGTCCGAGGAGTGCTGGGATGCCGTCCACAAGATCAACGAGGGGGCTGGGCGATGAACGATATCTTCCGAAAGCTGAACTTCATGCAGAAGATGCGGATTGAGGTCATGGACGATGCCGTGGACGAGATCATCCGCATCCGCGCACACAACGAGAAGATGATCGCTGCATCCAGGGATCTGGAGCGCATGCTGTCGCGTGGTGCGGACAGCGAGGATATTCTGGCTGTGGTGCGGGCCATGCGCGAGGAGGATGGGCCATGAGCGACATCGTGGAACGGTTGCGACAGCAGGCAACAATCGAGGCCAAGAAATTCGGCGACTCCGTTGACATCCAGCTTGAGTGGAAAGCCGCCGAGGAGATCACCCGCCTCCGCGCGCGCGTGGAGGTGCTGGAGCGCGCGTGCCAACTGATCCAAGCCGACCCCGACCCCAGCGCGGTGGTCGAATGCACCGGCTGCTATCGACACTCGCGGCTCGCGTATCACGCGCTGGAGGCCAAGCCATGAGCGAGAACGACATTTTATCCGAGTTGAAATACGATAACTCGGTGAAGAGCAAGCTTGGGTGGGAAAGGTGGTTGATGTTTGAGTGCCAAACCATCGACCGCGCCGCCACCGAGATCGAACGTCTCCGCGCCCGCGTCGAGGTGCTGGAGAGGGCATTGCATGCCGCAAAGGATGCAATGGCTGCCGTGTCTGTTCCTCGCGACAACGAACGTGCAATCCTGTTTCAGGCGTATGATGCCGCATTGGTTGCGCTGGAGGCCAAGCCGTGAGCGACGTTGCCGACAAGCTGGCCGAGATCCAAGCGAGGCACGAACTAGGTGATCGGTGGCGCTACGGCCCATCGCTGATCTGCCCGCATTCGCATGAAGACCGTGCGTTTCTGCTGAACGAGATCACCCGCCTCCGCGCCGGTCTTCAGAAGATCGTGCAGGGCGACGGCTTCTGGGATGCGCCCTCCATCGCCCGTGACCTACTGGAAGGGAAGGATGTGACATGAGCGATCCATTTTACGATGTCTTTGCAGAAGCGGGGATGGTTCTTGTCGAGATCCCGGCGATTAGTGGATCAGTACCGACTGACAAGCAAAAGACTTGGTTGCGCGGCGCAGCGAGCATGGTGGACGCATGCATCATGGCCGACAAGCCATTCAGGGTGCATATGAGCGGCTATGGCGCTGACAAGCGTGAACTGCATGAGATACCAGAGGCGCGGCGCGGGGTGCTTCTTTTCTGGGAAGAGTTCCAGCCGCACTACTCAACCATGAGCGCAAAGAAGGCTTTCACAGGTCTGTTGATGAGCAACCTACCGATGCTGGTTCTGTCATGCTTGGCATCTGAAGGTAAGGTCGATTGGGTCCGGTGGGATGAAGAGGACAAGAAGTTGATTGAGGTGGACCCAGGATGGTCGATCTTGACTTGTACTGCCCACATGATCGCGACTTATCACGAAGAAGGGATTTGGGACATCACCCTCAACGACGCAGAACTCCATTGGGAAGAAGGAGTGGTCAGGCATGGCGTTGAGTTTGACCTCAAGACCAAGACGGTCATCGGAAAGAAGCCTGCTCCATTGAGAAAGGGAACGGGGCATTGACGATGAAAGATCTCACCGGACAGACCGTCGAGCCTGACTTCGACGCCTTCTGGGCCGTCTACCCTGTTCGCAAGAGCAAGGAGAGCGCCAAGAAGGCGTGGGCCAAGGCAGTCGAGAAGCTCAAGATGCGCCCAACCGACATCTTGGAGGGCGCGAGGCGCTACGCTGCGGCCAAGAGAGGCATGGACAAGCAATACATCGCCCACGCCGCGACATGGATCAACGCACAGCGGTGGCTGGACGACGACGAGACGAACGCGCAGTCGGAGGAAGTCCCGCACAAGGTGGACTCGCAGGCTGTGCAGGATGTGGAGAACAACAAGGAGATCCAGATCGAGAAGCGGAGGCTTTTGGACCGCACCCGAGAGTTCCACGCGGCGAGCTTGCAGGAAGCTGCGCGACGCCTGGGTGCAACCGAGCCAGAGTTATGGGACTGCATGCACTCTGGCCTTGATGGCTTCGAGCGCAGGGCATGGCTGACGACGGCGAGGTGCATCGTGTTGCAGCTTCCGATCCCGGAGGCCCTGCCGATAGAGCGCGAGCATTGGATCTCCGGCAAGGAACGCTACGAGACCCGCGCAAGGATGCTGGCGTCTCGCCCGTATGAACTCAGCGCGGAGACCATCGTGCGAATGCAGAAAGACGCTTGACTTCGCGCAAACGCACATACATTCTGCACACGCAACAACAGGAGGGAACCATGTTGCCAGCACAGAAGGGCGCGGAATGGCACGCCAGACGCCGGTCAAGCATCGGCGGGAGCGACGCCAACATCATCATGTCCGGGGATCGCGAGAAGATCCTCGACCTGTGGCGGGTCAAGACCGGCAGCGAGCCGGAAGACCTGAGCGATGTCTTCGCGGTGCAGCTTGGCACCGTGACTGAGCGGTTCAACCTCTCATGGTTTGAGAAGAAGACAGGCATCACGCTTGAGCGTGGCGTGTCCTGCGCGAACGACACCTACGCCGTGCCGATGACTGCAACGCTGGACGGAGCCGGGATCGGGTGCATCGTTGAGGCGAAGCACGTTAGCCATCGCTTCGGCCTCGCTGCAACGCTGGCTAAGTACCAGCCGCAGCTTCACCACAACATGATCTGCGCGCGTGTGACCAAGGCGTACCTCTCGGTCATTAGCGGCAACGAGTACGACTACGTCGAGGTGGACTACGACGCCGAGTACGCGGGCAAGCTGATCGAAGCCGAACGCGAGTTCTGGGAGTGCGTCCGTCTGAAGATGCCACCCGGCGAGATCGCCATCGTTGCGCCGCCAGAAGCCACCCGCACGGTGGACATGACCGGGAACAACGAGTGGTCATCGCTGGCTGGCGAGTGGATGGCGACGAAGAACTACTCCACGCAGTTCGACAAGGCCGACAAGGCCATCAAGAAGCTGATCCCCGCTGATGTGCGCGCGGCGGCGGGACATGGGATCAAGGTCGTGCGCGACAAGCGGGGCTATCTCCGCATCTCTGAGGAGGGATGATCATGGACGAGAACATCGACAAGCAGGGCTTGCTCTACGCCGCTCTGGCACAGGCCCAGGGCGGCATGGCAAACCCGGTGAAGAACCGCGAGGTTGCGGTCAAGAGCGACCGTGGCAGCTACAAGTTCGCCTACGCGACCTTGGACGCGATCCTCGACATCGTGCGCCCGGCCCTGTCGGCCAATGGGCTTGCATTCACCCAGACGCTGGAGAAGCGCGAGGATGGCATGGTCATGTGCCTGCGCCTCTTCCACGGTGGTGGTGGGGTGGTCAGCACTTGCATGCCGCTGGATCAGTCCCGCATCGTCAAGATGCAGGAGATGGGGTCTCTGATGACCTTCGCCCGGCGTTACCAGATCGCCAGCTTCTTCGGCCTCGCCGCCGAAGAGGATGACGACGCGAACGGCGCGGACGGCAACACCGTGCAGAGCATGAAGGACCGCCCGCCCGCCAAGCCCGACGCGAGGTCGGAGTTCAAGCGTGTCCGCGACGCCATGAACGCTGCCAAGGACGCCACGGAACTGGCAGAGGTCATGCTCGCGAACAAGGCGGCTATCCTGGCCGTCAAGGATGCCAGCGAGGCTGGCTACACCGAGTTGATGGCCGTCAAGGATCGGCTCATCGCTTCGTTCAACAGCAAGGAAGAGGAGTGAACGCATCCATGGCCCAATGCCCGTCTGATCGCAACCCGTTTGACGATGATGGGATCGTCATCCATGTCGTGATTGACGGCATTGGGTATGCCTGGGACGAGAGCGACAATGTCTGGAAGGAGGGGAAGCCGGAAAGCGACTACGACGACGGATACCGAAAGATCGGAGTCCTCAAGTACGAGGACGAGGAACCACACGAACTTGAAGAGAAGCTCACACGCTTCGTTCGTTCAACCCAAAGGAGTGATACATGAGGCTCGACGCAATCGCCGGGGTGCCCGGCAAGGATCGGCAGAAGACCTACTGGACGAAGATCGGGAGCGCCTTCCCGTCCAAGTCCGGGAGCGGCTACACGCTGTTCCTCGACTACCTCCCGCTCCACCGTTCCGAGGACGGCAAGGTCGTGATCGTCCTCTCCGAGCCGAAGGAGCGGGATGCTGGCGGCGGCGGTCGTCCCCAGCCCCAGCGCCAGCAGAGGGGAAGGAATGACATGGACGACGAGATGCCGTTCTGATGTTCCGTGACGACCAGATCCAGGCCCACCTCGACAAGCTGGAGGACATCGGGGTGGCCTCTGCGGAGGCGAGGGCGGACTACGAGTTCCTGCAAGACATGGCGAAGACCGTCTATGCCGCAGAGTACCTCAAGTCCGAACTCCCTCGCGCGTCGGACAGGGAAGCGGAGGCGCTAGCCTCCGTTGCCTACGCAGAGATCCTGAAGAAGAAGCGAGATGCGTTTGTCCTGGCCGAGAAGCTCAGGCATGAACGCGCATGGCGAGAGAGAGTGATAGATGTCTGGCAAACCCAAAGCGCGAACAGTCGTGGACGCATCTGAGATCGTCTTTGACGAGGTGCCGATTCCCCCGCCGGATCGCGAGGGGCGGGCGGCGATCTATCCATTCCACAGGATGGAGATCGGTCAGTCGTTCCTCGTCAAGACGACGGAACTGGCGCGGCAGCAGTCGGTCAGGAATGCGGCCTTCAACTACGCCAAGCGGCACCGTAAGAGGTTCGTTGCCTCCAAGGTCAACGGGCTTGGGATCAGGGTGTGGAGGGTTCAGTAGCCATCTTGGTGGCAACTGAGCGCACATCCTCCACCCTCGTCTTCCATCCCCTGCCAAAAGTCTCCCAACCAGCAATCGACCGCAGGAACGCCAGACGCGAGTCGCAATAATCCGAGATCAAGCCGCTGGGGTGGACAACCTTGGCGGCTTGAATCGTCTGGGGGCCGATCTTCCCGTCCACCTGTACCCCAAGAGCAGCCTGTAGAGTCCTCGCGGCGCGGGAGGGGCCGGAGTTCACGGCCATGTCGAACACCGCGAGATCCACGCCCGGAGGAAGATCCCCCGCCCTTACGGCATCCCAATACTGGGTGCGGTAGATCGTGTCTCGGTGCGCTGCGGGGATGTTGCGTAGCTCGTCCTTGCTGGCATCCCTGCAAAGCCACTTGGAGTAGGTGCGAAGTGTGACCCCCTGCATGGTGGCACCGCCAGGGTCCTTGGGGTGGTCTGACCACCCACCCTCATGCCGCAGGACCTCGCGCAGGCAGGCGTCGAACCGGCTCACTTGCTTGCCACTCCCTTGATCTTCTCGAACGTCCTGAGACCACCGAGGCCCAGCATGGCGAACATCAATTCCCAAAGGTTGGCGTCCAGAACCGGGGGCTTGGCGATGGGCTTGCCGACCACGAAGGCAACCCACATCCCCACCGGCACGATGAGGTAGGTGTACGCTACGGCTGCCGCCAGCACCCACCCGATGGCAGGACGCCAGCCGCCGATGAACAAGCTGCCGGTCTGCGCCTCTGCCTTGTTGACCTCCATCTGCGCCCTGTCAGAGGCCAGAAGATCAGCCCGGAGTTCAGCCTCTGCCTTGGCCTTGGCGGCGGGGTCGGGCACGAACTTGTCGATGACCTTGAGGCCAGCGGCTATCGCGTCATCAATCCCGAATGCCATTACGGTCCATCCTTTCGATCTCGGTTGCGACGAGGTGAGCGAGGGTTGCCGCCAGACCGGCTGCGTGCTGGAGGGTGATCTGCGCCACGACCAGCATCCCGTCGCGCTGTACGGCCACGGCAATGGGGGTCTTCGTGTTGTGGGAGGGGTAGATCATCGCCAGCGTCGGCCCTCTGTACGAGCCTGCTATGGCGTCCGTGGTGTCGGTTGTCGGCGGCGAGATCGTGCCATCCATCAGGGGTTGGGTCATCCTTTGGAATCCACCTTACGACGACGCTTCTTCCGATAGGCAGCGGGGTCCACGCAGAACCCGAGGGGGCCTCGCTGGGGCTCAAACGGCCTACCCGGCGGGTCCGACGAGCGGAGTTCCGCGATGTTGCCCGCGAACGCTTCGCCAAGGTGAGACCCTACCTCATGCCAATCGGGGTCATCGTACTTTACGCGACGCCTTGGCATTGGCCCTCCCGCGCTTGGCCTCCAGGATCTCGGACGCCTCTGCCAGATCCGTGTAGGCATTCACGCTGCCGCGAGCCGGGTCCACGACGATGCCCACCGTGGAGCCGTAGTTGCTCGCCTGCGAGGCGTACTGGTGCATGGCGGCGAAGCTGTCGATGTGCTTGTAGCCCCTCGCACGGACCAGCCAGAAGGGCTTGGAACCCTTGTCCGGGTCCTGCCCCTGATAGATCTCCGCGTGGTGCTGGTGACCGGCGCAGAGGATGTCGGCCTCGCCCGAGGAGAACTTGTGCGCCCGCATCAACCCATGGACGGGATTGTAGATGGACGATCCCTTGAAGTCGTGCCGGGCGTCCACCTTGAGCGCATGGCCCGAGGGCGTGGCGACCTCGAACTGGGCCATCCAGTCCTCCTTAACCGCATGGCCGCGAGCCATCCAGTCAAGCGGGTCGCCATTGCCGTGCGACGAGGACCAGAGGTCATGGTTGCCAGCAATGATGACCATCCACGGCACGGCCCGGAAGAACCATTCAGCCAACTGCCATGCCTGAGATCTGGTGGTCGGCTGCTCTGCGTAGAGCTTCACCAGCCGCCCGGACCAGTTGTTGGTCACATCGCCCAAGCAGATCGCGTGGACATGGGGTCGGCGCATCAACTCCACGTCGCGCTTCAGCAGGGGCCAGTTGCAGCCGGGATCATCCAGATGAGGGTCCCCGACCACGGCCAGCATATAGGGGCCATCGTCGCGAAGGTTGAAGCGCATCCACTTCTTGGCAGCCTCATGCCGGGCCTTGCGCTCGTACCCCTCTGCCAGCTTGTCGATCAGCTTCTCGACCGGGATGTCCGAGGCGGGGATGAAGGGCGGGTCGTAGCGCGGCTCCAGCGGTGGGGCTGGAGGCGAGACCTCCGTGCAGAGCGACCAGTTGATCTTGCGACCGGCTGCCCGCTCAATGGCACGGATGTTGTCCTGACGCCCATGGATGAAGAGATTGAGGCGCGACATGGCCTCCGCGAACGCTGCCCTCTGGCCCACCTTGGGGTAGTGGCCGGGGGGAACGAATCCCTCCCGGAGGCATTGCTCGATCATCTCAACGCGGCGAAGGCCCTCTGCCTTGCCGATACCGGGGTTTGGCATCAGGCACCCTTGCCCATCATGCGGAACTCCCCGCCCATCGGCCCCACGCAGGCGATGCCGCTGGGGGCGACGATGACCAGCGTCCAGGATCCGCTACGAGAAGTGTAGATCACCAGCACGTTCCCGTTTGCCATGCGCCCGGCAACGAAGGCGCTCTCATGGTAGTCCTTGAGGACCGTTTCGATCCGGTCCAGCGGCAGGCATAGCGGCTGGCTGTCCTGCACAAGGAAAAGAAGACCCTCCATAGTCCCTCCTAACGAAGCGGGAAGAATGGCATCCACTTCACCACAACAGCCGTGACAGCCCCGCTCAACCCGCCAACGGCCACCAATACTCTCCACCCTCCACCGGCGGCGTCAAGCGCGCTCCTGACTGCCTTGAGGTCGGCGGACATCTCCTCGACGCACTTGGTCAGGGCCTTTACTTCGGCCTCCAAGCGACCGAACTCACGGGGGTCAATCTCGGACACCTTTGACCTCCATCCACGAACGAGGGGCTTGGCGTCGCTCCACCTTGGAGACCCGATTGTCCATTTCTCGTCCTCCAGATCCATTGGTCACGGGTTGACCTGTGCATTGTTGGGCTTCCGAGACTGCACGAACCGCTTGCCAGCAGTCGCCGTCCAGGTGTTGGAGCCGCTCGCGTTGTAGCTTGCGGAAGCGGTACGCAGCTTGAACCCACCCGCAGTCTTGTCGGCATCGGTTCCAAAGGTCACCGCATTGCCGTTGATCAACAACGTCGCGGGGTTGCCGTTCGTCCACACGAAAGGCCCATCCGCCGCTGCGTTGCCGGTGAACGAGCCGCTGGTGGAGACTGCGGTGCTGGTGATGTTGGCCGTCGAGAGCGCCTTGAAGCCGCTGGGCGGGGTGTAGCTGAAGGCACGCTGGCCAAAGTTGATATCCGCGTCTTGCGTAGAAGCATCGCACACCGTTGCCACCCAACTATAGGAAAGCGAGACCGTCGTGACTTCTCCAGTCCCAGCGGCTGGATCACCGGAGTTGAGCCACGTTCCGTTACGACCGACCCAAAGTTCGCCGGTCGCAGCGTCAAACGCGAACATGATGATGTCGCCAGCGGACGGAGTCGCGCCTGTAACAACGGCAACTCCTCCGACGTAGATATCTCCATCATTGCATACATATCCGACGCTGTTGGCCGGACCAGAGCCTCCTCCGGGCCAATAAGAAGCTCCGCTTGATGGAGGAGATTGATCGGCCCGCATGATTCCAGGGCGAGGGAATGTAATGGAAGCTGGGACGACGAATTCCCAATAGCACTTCCCTGAAAGCACGAACGTGCTTTGCACCAGATAGAAAGTAGCGCCGCCCCCACCGGAATTCCAAGTGAGGCCAGCATTCTTGACGGTCCCGCCCGAGGTCGATTTGTTGATCTGGCTTAGGACGCAATAGTTGTTCGTCGGCGTGTCGGTCATCTGGCCGAACGTCACGCCGCTCGTCACCGAGATGCCGCTCGTCGTGAAGTTGTTGCTGTTGCCAGAGGTGTCGTAGCCGATGGTCGTGGTGCTGGTGGCATCCTTGAACTCGAGGAAGAAGCCGTTGGTGCCGTAGGTGCCGCTGTACGACTTCGGCACCCACACGCCCGTGGTGGCGTCGGTCTGGCCGAAACTGGAAGGCGTCAGGGCTTGGCCGTCGATGAAGTAGACGTTGGCGAGGTGGCCGTCGAAATAGCGGCTACTGTTGTTGAATGATCCGATGTCAGCGGGCTGCGAATATGTGTTGTTGGCAAATTGACTGTCCAGCCCAAGAGATGGATACGTCGCGGTGGCAAAGGATGTAACCTGCACACCGTTGATCCACATCTTGATCCTGTCGGATGCCGTGGACTGAGAACTGTCATAAGCAATGACTAGGTGATACCAAGCACTTGGGTCTCGGAACTGGGCATTTGTAACAAGGCGATGGTTGTACGAAGCAGCCGCGCTTCGATTCATGAACACGATCTGGTCTGTGCTTGGCTCAAAACCAAGTTCGAATGTCGGATAGTTACCTCCAGATCCCAATTGCGTCATAAAACAATTTGCGACAACCGAATCGGTAAGCGTCAGCCTTCCGCGCTTGAACCAAAAGGAGATGGTCTGAACGTCAAAGTTCGTTGAGGTGGCCGAGAATGTTCGCCTCAAGTTGGCGCTGTTGCTCGCGCGGAAGCGCAGCGAGTTGGCGATCTGGTAGCCACCACCACCGATGCGGAACATCGGATGCGCGCCGAACATCAGGCAAAGCCGTTGCTGATGCGGGCGTAGATCACGCTCGTCTCCGCGACGAAGTACGCGACCATGTCACGCGCCGATGCCGTGGTGGATAGGCCGGGGAACGATCCGCCCTCCCAGATCCACGAATTGGTGAACGTCGCAGCTTGGTTGCCAGAGGCGTTCTGGATGCACTCGATCACCCCGGTCGCACCCGGCACCGCACCCGTAGGGGCGTTGAACGTCACGGCACCCGAGAGGACCATGCGGTGGTTGAGCGCGGTGTTCAGGTTCAGCGTGATCGTGCCAGCCGTGGTGCCCATGGAGTTGATGGCACCGAAGACCGCCGCACCGCTGTTGGCCTGCGCGGTCTGGAACACATTGCTGCCGAGCGTCCCGGCCCCAAGCCCCGTGAGAGCCGCTGCCGTGGTCGCAGCAGAGAAGACCCTCGCCCCAACCGTCCCGGCCCCAATGGCCGTCTGGGCTGCGGTCGTCGTGGCTGCCGAGAGGAGGGCAATGCCCGTGGCCCCGACCGGGAGGATGCTTGCCGAGGTGGAACTGATGAAACGCGGGACGCCCGTCTGCCCTGCCGAGACGAGGTTGGTCGCCACCGCGAGGGCCTCTTGGTAGTCAGCCCAGGAGTCGATGAGGTTGGAGAAGTCCGCACTTGTCGGCTGGAAGTACGCCTTCCAGAGGGCCTTGAGCGCGGACTTCGACAGGGCAGTCATGGCACCCTCAGTAGCTGCGGTTCCGGCGGGCGGGGTTCGTCTTCTGCGCCCCCATGGATACCTTGGCCGAGGGGATCGTGCCAGTTGGGTACTGGCAGTTCACCTTGCAGGAGGCCATGGACTTCTTGCCGCCGCCATACTCGCGGGCCTTCTCAGCCTTGGACTCGGTCTTCTCATGGTTGTAGTGGCTGGGCATCACTTCCTCCGCTTCTTGGACATGCCTGCTTCCGAGAGGGCAATGGCGATGGCCTGCCCCCGCTTCTTGACGACGGGACCGCGCGGGGAGCCGCTGTGGAGCGTCCCTCGCTTGTATTCGCCCATCACCTTCTCGACCTTCTTCTGGCCCTTGCTCATCTTCTTCATTGCTGCATCTCCGATTGTGTTGGGATTGATTCGGCACCCTGCGCCAAGCCAATGGCAAGAGCGCCAGCACGGTCAGCATTCTTAGCTATGGCCCGACCACGCTTGATTGCCTCAAGGGTGAAATCTGGGTCTACAAGTGCCCTCGCCATGCGCTCCTGGAAGAACGGACCCGCGAACTCAATGGCTCGCGTGATGATTGCACCCGACTTGCTCAACTGCCCAAAGGTGGCAGTACGAAGGCCACGGGCGGTTTCTGTCGCAGCCGTCATGGCAGAGGCCGGTTCGACTCCAGCGACCTTCGGGTTGATGAGCTTGGCGGCATCGGCCAAGAGCCTCATGCGCTCGGCAAATCCCTGACCGAAGACGTTGGACATCCATTCGACCCGGCGAGGATCGTTGAGGAGGTCCATGAGCTTGTTGCCGTTGATGGACGGAGGAAGCCCCGTGACCGATGACGGCACTTCGATCTGGTTCAGGAACCGCGCAGAGGCATAGCCGCGAATGACGCGCTCAAGGTTGTCGCCGGTCGCCATGTCGTGTCGGCGCGCAGCAGACATCACGCTTGCAGCGTTCGATGCGTTGCTCTCGGAGAAGAAGTTGTCAAACCACTTCCCGCTGTCCTCAAGGTTCTTGACGCCAAGCACCTTGCGAACTCCATCAATCTGCTCGCCAACACGGCCCAGTTGCTGGAGTTCGCGAGGAGTGAACAGGTTCGACAGGACTTGCCTGTTGTCATCCAGTTCCTTCCTGAGGGCGTTGACATCCACCTCCGTACCGCCCGGCTTGACTGCCCTGCGAGCGATGCTGTGGCGCACCATGGACTTCAGGATCTCGATCTCGTCGCGAGAACCAGCCCGACGCAACTCGGTGACCACAATCGAAGCAACCTCCGGGTCCTTCAGTATCTTCTCGCCAACAGCGTAGTTGGAGATCGGATCTGACTTAGCCTTGGTATGCCCGATGAAGTTACGCACCCCGGAACGCCAGAAGCTGTCCTTCATGGTGCTGTAAAGTTGCTCCGAGTCCTCAAGGCTCTTTAGGATCTGCTGCCCATTTGGAAGCGACCGGATCAGCCTTGCCCTGTCTGCGGCAAGCCCCTTCTCAAGGTTATTGAGCATGGCAACCGATGGCGTTGCCTGCCCAAACGCAGCAGAGGACTCGCCACGTTTCGCGGCCCTGACAGATTCAAGCGTCCTGAAAAGCTGTTCAGCGGTAGCCGGATCTGCTGGGTTCCTGCTCAGCCATTTTTGAATGACCTGGCCGTCCTCTTGCGTGAGACTCGGAATCAACTGGGCCGCCAAGCGCCTATCCTCCTGCGCCATGGCTGCGTTGGTTGACATGGGGACAATGGACGCTCCCTTAGCGTCCCTCTCAACTAAAGTCCTGACGCTCTTGGTCGCTGCCGAAATGGCCTCTTCTGCTGCGTCGATTGCGTCACGCAGGGTCTTCCCCGCTCCGGGGTCTTGTGGGTCAATGCGACGGGCAATAGAAGACGCGCCTCCGGGGCCTCCGAGGGAGTCAACTGCCGTCTGCAACTGCTGCGTCGTGGGCGCAATGCCCTCTACACGCTGCCCAAGAGAGGACGGAGCCACATACCCGGCCATGCCCTCCCTTGTTGCCACATCTCCCGGAAGCATTCCCTCCGCGCGAGCAATGCGGTTGAGCGCCTCCGTGTTCTCGATCTGGCGCTGCGAGAGGACGGCACCGGCTTCACGCCCAGCGATAACGTCCTCTGCTGCCGTGACGGGTTGCCCTCCTGGCGTGGCGGCAAGCACGTTGCCCATCGTGGGGCGGATCGTCTCTCTGGAGCCGGCGATAGACTGAAGATCGGCAATGCGCTTCTGGGCGTCCCTGAGAGCGGCCTCAATCTCGCCCTCTGTCAGCCGGTACGTTGGGAGGGGGGTTGTTGCAACGGCCTTGAGCATCCTGCCGGGCACGGTGAACATGGCCTGCATACCGGCCTCTTCCGCACCAGCACGGCCCGCTCGCATCGGCAAGGCCCACGGCTCCTCGACCGGCATCACACCAGCGGCGCGACCAAGCGCAGTCCGGGCCGTTTCGCCGAGGAACCCACCACCGAATGCGCCTCCAATTGCGCCAAACGGAACGGGAGTTGCGCCAAGTGCAATGGAGCCAGCAGCCGCTCCAGTCGCCGGGAGTGCGGGGCCAACCATGCCAGCAAGTCCGCCGAGCTTGATCTCGTCGCTTGGACCCTCGAACAGAGTCTCCTGTCCGTTGGGCAGCGTGAAGGCGATCTTGCCCTTGTACGGACCCTCAGACTCAATCTGGCGCAGCTTCACATCGCCATAGCCAGCAGCCTTGAACGCAAGCCTCGCCGCCTCGACCGGGTCTTCGACGCTGAATCCCGCGCGCAGCCTAACGCCAGCGGGCGCTCCACCTTGGGCAACCTTCTCGCGAGCCAACTGCGTGGCCCCGACATCCACTTCTCGCCTAGGCTCAAGATCGGCCATGCCCTCAAGTGGCAGATCCGTGAGGGATGGAGACGGCCCCATGGATGGTCCAACCGGGACCATGACATCGCGCATGACGGTCGGCTGTTGAGGAGCGGCTGGGGCTGCGGCTGGCGGCGCAGCCTCTAGGCGACGAATTTCGTTGGCAAACAACGTCGCGGCATTGGTGTCGCCAGCCCTGTCTGCGGCCACCAAGGCTTCTTGCAGGCGAGCGAGATCAGACATGGATCACCGGGGCGCGTAGCGGTTGAGCAAGTCGTTCAAGTTGGGAGTTGCCGGTTGCGGCCCCGGCGCTGCGGCGGGCGCTTCACCAGCGGCTGGTCGCGTCCGGCCAGAACGCAAGTCGATTGGATCACCGTAAACCTTGCTGATTGCCGGGAAAGTGGACCGGCGGTTCTCCAATGCGCGAGCGAGGTAACGCTCCACGTTGTCAAGTGCTGCGTTCATTGCCGTTGGGTTGTTCAGCAATGCCGGACCTTGCGCGCCAACGATCTGAATCGCCTGCTGCACATCCTGGTTGGAAAGCCTGCCGTTTGGATCAAGCGCCTTGGCGAGCGTCGTGCCAAGGATCAGAAGGTTCGCCTTCAGGGCAGTAGCTTCCGCAGAAGTGTCTCGCGAAAGCCAAGCAAAGGCACCTCGCGCGCCCTCTGACTTCAGAAGCTCTTCGTTGAACGAGCGATTGGCGTTCGCAATGCGTTCGCGAACGTCTGGCATCCCAACCAACGAGGCGGCTTGCTCAGATATCCCGGTGATGAAGGACGATAGGGCACCAGACGCGCCCATGATTGCAGCGCCGCCCTGCCTAATGGCTGCCCTCATGCCATCCATGACATCAATGGCTGTCTTGGCCTCTGCAAACTGAGTGCGGAACTTGCCGAGTTCACGCTCGTCGCCTTGCGCTCCACGCCCTTCAACGACCCTGCGAGACTGCGCGTCAACGATTTCCTTGGCCCCAGCGATGTCTCCACGCTGCGCCCTGTCATTGGCAAGGATCTGCCATTCCTTAAGGGAGCCGCGACCAACCGGCGTGTAGGGGCGGAACTGCTCTTGCCCGTCCGCCCCCAAGTAGAACCCACCGTTCGCTGGCACGGTCGTCGGGAGCGCAGCGCCACCGGCACCGGCACCGCCGCCGCCAGCGCCACCGCGCCCGCGAGCAAGAGCAAGACCCTTGGACTGCACATAGTCTGCCGTGCCGCGCATGACCTCAGAGAAGCGACCGGGGTCGGCTCCAGGATTCCGGGCGTTCCAGTCGTTGATGTATTCCCACGCCGCCTCCTGCGCCGCCGCCTTGTTGGCGTAGCCAGAGGTGATCTTGTCCACGGCAGAGACGAGGTTGCGGGCCTCAGAGTTGCCCATGCGGGCGGCGGCTTCAGCCCTGCGCTGGGCAAGCATCGCCTGATCCTTAGCCGAAAGTTGCCCTGCGTTCTGCGCCTTCGCCAGACCACTTAGGGCATTGGCGATGTTGTAGGCGCGGCTGGACTCCTTGCCTTCGATCTGGGCCATGGCTTCGGGGAAGGAAACCTTGCCCCCGCCAGAGAGGGTCTCGATTGCCGCCTGACCAATGCGCTCAAGCCCTCCGGCCCCGTCCATTCCACGAAGGGAGCGGGCGAGGATGGTGGCGACCCGGTTCTGCGCGTCCGCAATGTCGCTGGCGTAGGACGGGCGGGTCTGCCCCTGAGAGCCGGTGTTGAGAAGCTGGCCGACAATCTGAACAGCCCTCTGCGTGTCCTGCTGCGGTGCGGTCTCCCCCTGCTGGGCGTCTGTGGGGGTAGCAGCGGAGGAAGAAGCAGCGGCAGGCGCACTCCTTGCGGGACGAGCCGGGGCAGCAACGGGCGGCTCTGCGTTTGCGAGGATGTCGCCAATGTCGATGGTTCGAGGAAGATCGGGGGTCGGCTCAAAGACCAGAGACGGGTTCCCTCCGAGGCCGCTAGAGCGGAGGAGCCTTCCTTCGTCAAAGGCCCCCGCGAGTGGTGCGCCCGGCGCGTCGAGACTGTTCAGGTAGAGGTTCCTGGCCCCCTGCTCGCGAGCATCTGCCTCATCGCGCAGCCGGATCAATTCCTCTACCGGAAGAGAAACCCTTCCAAGAACCCGATCAACCATCTCAGACGCCTCTCAGGTCGGAGCTTCCCCGCCGCCAGAATAGACTTGCAGCGGGTTGTAGGACGGGGAGAACACGAACGGGTTGGCTGGCTGGCCCTGCGTTCCGGGTGCGAACGTCTTCGCCGCCTCCCCGAGGAAGCGGCTGGCCCCGAACAGGCCGGAGGGGACGCCAACCTGACGAGCCAACTGGTTCTGGGCCTGCGCCCGTCCAGCAATGCCCAGAGCCTGCGTGGAAGCTCCAAGCGCCCCAAGGCCCTGCGCGAGGGTCTGCCGAGCCTGCTGGTTAGCCTCTGCCTGCTCGTTCTGCCCCGCCATCATCATGGCGCGGGCAATGGCCTCGTCCCGGCGCGGATTGCGCGCAAACAGGCTCACGTTGCCCGAGGAAGAGGGGAAGCGCCTCGCCTGCCTCTCCTGCTCCCGGACGAAGTCAGAGATGCCCTGGAGCCTCGCCGTGCGCTGCTGCTGGAGGGCGTCAGCCGACATCTGCTGGAACAGGGGGCTGTTGGGGTTGGTAAGGGCTTCCGAAAGCTGGACCGCCCGCTCTGCCTGCGCCCGGACAGCCTTCTCGGTGGCCCGGTTCCGGCCCATGCCAAACAGGTTGGCGACCGAAGCACCGGCACCGGCAAGGTTCAGGGCCGTCTGGGCCGGGGCGAGGAAGTCAAAGAGTGCCATTCATCGTCTCCCGTGGATGTCCCCATATATCGTGAATCCGGCCAGTACGTCAGGCCCGTACTGGTCAAGAGTACGGAACGACACCCGGAAGTGGGCGCCCCGCCAGCGAAGGGGGATCTTGCCCTCCGTGGTCCGGGCCATGCCCACGAAGTCCGTGCCGATCCTGAAGGTGCCAATCCCCCGGCCCCCGATCTCTTCCTGCGCCGTGACCGACACAAGGTCGTAGGACTGGAGGTTGAAGTCGCCCGTGGACTCGATGTCGTAGACCACCCTGCCGCCGACCTGGAAGTTGGGCACGATGTACGACCCGGTCTTGATCCGGTTGCTCTGGCGCGGCTCCTCAAGGTTCAGCCAGCCGGGCATGTATTCGGTCGGGTACAACGCCCCGTCGTCCGTATAGGTGTTCTGGTCGAAGACGTAGACCTTGCCATCCGCCCCGCCAAGAAGGAGGTCGGAGTTGGCCCGGACGTAGAGGACGCTCTGGAGGCCGATCTGCCCATCGAAGTCCGACCAACTCGCCCCGGCCACGATCTTCCCGTCATCCAGCACGAAGTTCGCGTAGTTGTAGATGTAGAGCTTGCTCGCGATCTTCATCACTATCCAACTGCGCCGCTGGTAGTTGACGATCTGGATCTGCGGGTTTGGGCTTTCGATCACATCGCGGATGATTGCGCGCAACGTGTTCTTGATCGGCTCCGAGATGTTGGACCGTTGCAAATTGTTCGTATTGATGAGCAGGCTGATCGACAGCAGTCCATCGTACCCGATGAAGGACAGGTCGTTGCCGGTGTTGACGAACCCATCCGCCGCGACCACGCCCTGCGGGAACAAGCCAGCGGGTTCAAGGTCCGCCGGGGCCGTGCCGCGATAGGCGTAGACCGCTCGCTCCGTGCCGATGATGAGGTAGGTCTGGAACGAGGCAATCGTGCGCGCCGGATCGGCACCGGGCTGCTGGCTGCCAATCGCCACCGTGCGGGTCTCAAGCGACTGGCTGTCCACCGTGAAGTCCTGGATGTCGTTCGCGCCCGAGGCCACGACGTTGCGCGGATCGCGGGAGTCGATCATCCACGCGCGACCGTAGTGGACATGAATCCAACTCGCGACCGGCATGGCAGACTGGTACAGGACGATGGAGTCACCCGCCGAGGTCGTGGCAATCGCGGGCGCGACGTAGAAGCCAGAGGACAGGATCTCGGAGACGAAGGAGCCAGCCGTCTTGGTCGTGTTGTGGACGACATCGCCCACGCGCATCGTGGTGCTTAGCCAGTTCGCCACCTTGTCGGCAGAGACGGAGATGTAGGTCTGCGTTGGGCTGGTGCTGGTCGAGACGATGGTCGCGACGTTGTCGAGGACGCCATCGTAGGAAACGACGTTCAACTCGATGCTGTCGTAGATCTTGTAGCCGTCGCCCGCAGTCGGATCGCCACCAACCGGAGCGCCAGAGATCGGGGCAAGGGTGGAGCCGAACCCACGCGCCGCACCCGAGATCGCCGTGTGGCTCACCCGCGACGAGGTCACGGCAGTCACGATGCCGTATGCCCCGCGCTTGGCGTTGAACACGATGTCGCCGGGAGCCACGAAGGTCTGCGCCGTCCAGTCCGTGACTGCGGAGTCCGTAAGAGCGTTGGCCGAGGTGGACGCACCGCAAGTGCCGTTCTCCATGACCGGCTGCAACCGCTGGAACTGTGCCGTCGCGCTGTCGATGTAGACCTGACGGTCCACGCCATTGAAGAAGACGAGCTTGTCATCGAACTGGACCGACCGCAGCCGCGCAGCCGTGGTCGCCTGCCACACCTGTGTCCAAGCCGACGAACCGTTGTAGCGGAACACGATGCCATCGGATGAGGCGAACAGCGTGGCCGTGCCGTCGCGGTCGATGTATTCGTGCAGGCCCGTGACGATGCCCTTGGTGGGCAAGGCACCCGAGAGCGCGACGTAGCCGGGGCGCTTTTCGGCACCACCCGCTGCGTTGATGAAGCGGTTGCGGAACCTCTGCGCGTAGTCGAGCGGGATCTCGGTCTCGGTGAAGTTCGTGGCGAGACCGCGCCGCGCTATCTGGTAGAACCGCTCGGGCACTTCACGACCTCGTCGTCACGCCCGGCTGGACCCGCACATACTCGCCCGTCTTGGCGGTCTGGCGTCCAAGGGCATTGTTGCGCGCGGCAAGGTACTTCAACTGCGCTGCCTGATACTGGCGCGTCTCTGCACCCGCGCTCTCGTCAAGGATCGCCGCAGCGACGAGGCCGAGGATGACCACGCGACCGGGGAACGGCACCACGACCGAGTCATCGGACCCAGCCACATACTTCGGCGGCAGCACCTGGAACTTCACGAAAGCCTCGTTGCCAGCGTAGTTCGCACCGGGGCGCGGGAAGATGCCGAGGCGGGGATTGCCGAGCGTGTCCACGCCTTCGATGATGTAGCGCGACGGCTGGCCGATGGAGTTCACGCGGTTGAGCATGCGGAACTCGTTCTTGTCCGAGATCGGCTCCAGCGGCGGGACGCGACCCGACACCGCGACCTCCTGGATGGAGTGGATGAACTGCTTGGCCGTGGCGAGCGTCGTGGTGTCGATGGTGTAGATCGACTGACCGCAGACCATTGTCACCGAGGCCGATGCCTGCAACTCGTTCCAAGTCCCGAAGTCCGTCATCTCCTCCATGATGTCGTTGAGGAGGTTGATGCAGTTCTTCGTGAAGGCGTTCTGGTTCGTGGTGGTCACGCGGCGGATGTTCATCCGGTCGCAGACCTCGTTCACGATCTCCAGAATCGTGAGGTAGGGCGAGGCCATGTCAGACCTCCCTTGCGCGTAGGTTCAACTTCTCAAAGAGGATGTTGCTCACGTTGAGCGTGGCAGTCGAGTAGACCTCGACGTAGGAGTTGGCCGTCAGCGTCACGATGCCGCCAACATGGCCCGCATAGGGGGCGGAGGAGGCTGCCATCCGCAGTTCCATCGTGGTCTTGGCAAGCGAGGAACCATCCTTGCCGAGGCGCACCGCGACGTTCTGGACCGCCGTCACTCCGCTGACCGTGAAGTCAACGTCGAACATGAAGGTCTTGGTCTGCGAGCCGGTGTAGGTGAGGCGACCGGAGCCGTTGTGCGTAAACTGGTTGGTAAACTCCGCAGACGTTCCGACGTTGGTAACGACGTAGGAGTTGATCGCAGTCGTGGAGATCAACCCCGTGCCCGTGGCGTAGCACTCGGCCTTGGCAAGCCCGAAGATCCCGTTGGCCGAGACCTGGGTGAACGTACCCGCCGAAGCGGTGATGGTCCCGAAGGTGCCCGTGCTGCCGCCGACCGTTGCCGCAGAGACCGCCGCGAACGTCACGCCACCCGCAAAGTTGACCGGGCCGTTGATCGTCTGCGCCGTGGTCTCGGCAAGGTTCAACTGGCTGTCGATGAGGTTCTCGAAGTCGCTACCCGTGGGCGCGTCTCCGGTCTCGAAAGCCTGCTTGAGGGTTGCCTTGTCCTGCTGTGCCATGGGTCACCGTGGAGGGTAGGGGCCGCTGTCGGGGAACACGATGAAGCTGCACTCGATCTCCATGCTCCCGATGCTGCTGCCCACATAGAGGTTGTAGCCGGGGAAGTTCTTGATCGGTTGGTTCGCCGCATCGTAGGCAGGCCCGGTCTTGCAGGCGGGGCCAGCCGGTTGGTCGGGGCGGACGAAGGGGACGTTGGTCGGGTCGGACTCAGCCGTGATGAACCATTGCGGGTCAATCGGCTCATCCTGGTCCTTGCGGACGTACATCCCATCCCAGCGCCGAACGACCTGATCGGCGTAGTGGACAAAGCCGCTCTCGTCGTCGCGGACGAGCCATTGGCCCCTCCGCCAGCGATTGCGCTCAGTCCACCGGCCCATCAGGCAACCCGCTCAGGACCGCTCTGCATCGCCATGATGTCCACGGTCGCCGCGCCGCTGGTGCGGACGGTGAGCCGGAAGCAGGAGGCGGGGTCCTCATGGACGAAGGAAGACCCGGTCGAGAATGCGGTGATCTGGATGAACTGCGCCGACGCCACGCCGTTCGCCAAGACGCGGTCGATGCACCACGAAGCCGAGCAACCGGCCATGTACGACCCCGTCCCCGACAACTGGCGGAACACGAAGGCGTACTCCTGCGTGGAGACCCAAGTGTCCACCGGCCAGTAGATCGTCGTGGTTTCCCCGGAGACCGAGGAGAAGGTCCATTGCTTAGGGCGGGCCATGTCAGACTCCGTAGATGGAGGGGTCGAGGCGGGTGTAGACGATCTCAACCGCCGCGTTTGCACTCAGCGTGGCGATGCTACCCGAGGCAGCCGCGACGTTGAGGTAGATGGCCTGCGCGGTGGCACCGCTCTTGGCGCGATTGACGCCCGAGTCATCGAAGGCCCGGACTGCCGTCGAGGAGATCACGCTGTAGATGCCAGCCGCAGAGACCGACACCGCACCCAGCGTGTCCGAGGTGAAGACCGTGGGGGACGTACCCGCCCGCACCGTCGCCTCACCCCCGGCAGCCGTGCCAGCGATGTAGTTGATCTCCACCAGCGCCGCGCCGATGGGGAGGTAGCCGACGAGGAGGCCAGACACCACACCGTTGGTCGAGGGGATCGTGGTCGTCAGCTTGGAGAACCGGCCCCACCCGATCTCGGGCTTGGCGTTGCCCCAGGATCCGAGGTTGACGCCCGTGGCGATGGGGCCTTGGAAGGTCGTCTCCTTCTGGCCGACACCGGGGTAGCCGTCCGACTGGCCCCTGCGGACCATGACAAGCTCGCCCATGCCCTGAAGGGCTGCGACGGAGCCAGAGGCCGCGAGGACCGACATCCTGACCGGCTGGCCCGAGCCGCTGTTGATGCCCAGCGGGACCGTGGCGCGGACGGCAGAGGTCAGGGCAACCGAGTAGACGCCAGCGGCAGAGACCGAGACGCTACCGAGGTTGTCCGTCTCCCCGTTGATGGCAAAGCGAACCGTCGCCTCTCCAGCGGGAGCCGTGCGGCAGTAGAAGTTGATCTCCTTGAGGTACGCCCCGTAGGGAATCATCCCCACCACCTGACCGCTGACCGGCGAGGACGCTGCCGTGGCCTGCTGGATGGTGACGAGGTTGCCGCAGACTGCGCGGGACGGGATTCCGACATCCTGGCCGCCAGACCGAACCGGCCCCTGATAGGTCGTGTCATTCCCCTTGTGCGCCGCGACAAGATCCGGGCGCTCCGTCAGGGAGATGCGGGTGTAGATGACCTCCACGAAGGCAGCCGAGGCGAGTGCGCTCGTCGTGCCGGAGATCGTGCCGGTCGAGAAGTAGATCGGGGTCGGGTTGGCCGAAACGCCCGCGTGGGCGAACGGCAGGGTGGTCTGGGCCGTGGCCGAGTTGACGAACGCCCGGTAGACCGAGTTGCCCGAGATGGAGATGCTGCCGAGGTTGTCCGAGCCGCCCGTGGCCGTGCCGAACTTGAAGGCCGCCTCGCCCGTGAAGGCCCCGGTCTTCCAGATGTTGATCTCATGCAGGACCGCATCGAACGGCAGCACCGCGACGGGCTGGGCCGTGACCGGGAGGGTCGTGAGCGGGGTCCAGACGGTGAACCGCCCGAAGGACTTGTTGGTCGTGGGGATGTTGCCCGTGTCGATGCCGGTGGCAACGGGGCCGGAGAACTGCGTCTTGAGGGTCATGGAGAGATCCTTTGCTGATCCGTCCCCAATCTACCCACCGGGCAAGGACGGGGAAGGCCCCCATGAGAAAAGAAAAGGCCCCCGGGAGTGGCATCCCGAGGGCCGCAAAGGTCGACGAAGAACATGGGCCTGTGGGGCTTCCTCGCTCTTGCCGTGACCGGGATAGAACCCTATTCGCGGCCCGATGTCAAGGCCTCAGACTTGTCACAACCGTCAACTGCACATGGCATAAGGGGCTCCCATTTCTGAGAGCCCCTCTGCACCAGCTTCAACGAAGCAGCGGTATGCTTATTTCTAAGCTCCGGCGCTCGCGTAGGCGTAGCGCCAGTCGGTGGCACCCACCGAAAAGCGCGCCGTCGTCTTCGTCTTGAGGATCTCCGTGTCGAACTCGTTGTCACGGGTGATCTCGGCGTTGCGGCGACGGTAGAACGTCGCGCCCGCCTTGGCGTTCGTGATGATGAACCACGCATCCGGGTCCGTGAGGAACGGGTTCACGATCAGGTCAAGCTGGCCCGCCATCGGATTGATGTCGTTGTCAGCCGAACCCACCGCGAACTTCGTCCCGAGGATCTTCTCAGCCACGAAGCGGTTGGTCGGGGCGACCAGCAGCTTCTCGGGCATGAGGTTGATCTTCAGGTCGGAGTCGTCGCGCCAGTCGTGGATGTCGATGTACGCCTGCTCCAGCGACGCCTGCGTCAGGTCCGAGGCGACAGCGGGGATGTTCCGCTGGGTGCCACCACGGACATTCGGGTGCGTCGAGGAGAAGAAGGCGCTGCCATCCGCAGTCAGCATCGTGCTGAAGCCGAGGTTGAAGACCGAAGCGGCGACGGTCTCTTCCGTCTGACGCATCGACTCAGCCAGCATCTTCGGCACGTTGTTGATGACGTTATACTGCTCGTCTTCCATCAGTTCGCGGGTGATCGTCGTGCCCAGCCCGTAGGTCAGGTTGACGTACTCGCGCTGATAGCCCTGGAGCATGTCCACATACGGGACGCTGTCACCATCGTCCTTCTGCCCGACGAGGCCGAAGCCCGTCACGCCCTGCTCCTTCTCGAACGCCTTGTTCGAGCGACGCAGGATCATGAAGCGGTTCCACAGCGGCGGGTAGCGGCGGTAGGTGTCGGCCCAGATCGTGGAGATGCCGGGCCACAGGAGTTCAGGGAGATTGCCAGTTCCGGTCGTCATGTGCGGTCCTCCCTATCAGGTCGAGGTGTAGGAGTGGAGGGCGATGCGGACCTCAAGGTCGATGTACGCATTGCCCCAAGCCGAGTTGTTGGCGACCGAGCCGAGGCCGCGAGCCTCAGTCGGAGCCAGACCCAGCACCTGGAAGGTCTTCACGGACGTATCCGCCGAACCCGCACGGATCTGCATCACCGAGGTGCCCGCAGCCGTGTTGCCGTTCGTCGCAGCCGTCAGCGAGACGTACTGCCCGACCATCGTCTCCGCAGCGGAGGCGTCGGCCTGACAGATGAACGTGATCTGCTGGCTGTCGTAGACCGCCGCCCACCCAGCCGTCGAGGCGGGGAGGAAGGGGCCACGGCCCGGCTGGCTGAACGTGAGCGGGCGACCGTTCTCGTCAAACAGCTCCGAAACCACGCCGAGGCATCGGGTGTTCGCGGCAGCGTTGGACGAGAGGCGGATCACGCCGAGGCCCGCCGAGTTGAATCGGACGGGGTCGTTGATGAACAGGCCCTGGGTGTTGCCCGTCGCCGTCACTCGATAGAGCTTCGTGCGGAGGGTGTTGCCAGCAGCCTTGTTCCGAATGGCCTGGAGGCCATAGGGAGCGTCGGTCATGTTGGACTCCTTCTGGAGGGGTTAGTCGATTGTGATGTCGCCCTCGACGGTGACGCCCGTCTTTGAGCGGATGTCTCTCTTCGTCCTCGTCTTGAGGCCCGTAAGCTGCTCCTGGGATGCGTTGCGGTAGTACGCCTCGCGCTCCCGAGCCATCTCTTCGGGCATCTTCATGAGGACCATGTCCCGATACTCCAGCACACCGGCTGAACTTCCCGCCCCCGACTCCACCCCATTGGGGCGGTCGTGGACAGCGTCTCCAGCATCCGCCTGCTCCCAGCCTTCAGCACGCTTCTTCAGCATGTTGGCGGGTTCAGCGTGGACCCAGCGAAGCCTGCTGGACGGGTCCCTGCTCTTGATGCCGAGAGGAGCGGCGGGCGCCCAACTACGGTTGCCCTTCTTCGCCGACTTCTTCCGGCCCTTCTCCGCGAGCGCACCGGCTGCGGAATCGTTGTCAATGTCTGCCATGGTCAATCCTCCACCGCAACGACCCTACCCATAGCCTTCTTCTGCTTGAGGTAGAGTTCGTGTGCTTCCTTGCTGGTCTTGGCGAGCGAACCGCGCCCACCCATGAACATCGCCTCTGCGATGACTCGCTCCTGAGTGCTGAGCGAAGTGCGCTCGCGCTCCTGAGGAGCCGGTCGGCCCCGGGGCGAGGCAAACGCCCGGCGAACCGGGTTGGGTTGGTCCTCGTCCTCGTCATCCGCCCCAAGGATCTTCTCCATGCGCTTGTCCACCTCGCGGAGGATCTCGCGCACCGAGGCATCCGGCATCGCCCGTGTCACCCTCTGGATCAGATCCTGGGTGGACGCGAACTCGGGATGGTTCGGCATGGCCCAAGGACGCAGGGGTTCGCCCTCGTCGTCCTTCTGCGCCTGCCAAGCGTTGATGACTTGCATCTCGGTCGGGGAGATCTGCGGTTCCGCCGGAGCCGGGGCTTCCGCCTCCTTCTTGGCAGACTGCTTCATCTCCAGCAGGCGCTCGTTGGCCTCCATGAAGGCTTCCGTATCACCCGTGGCGAGGGCTTCCTTGGCGTCCTTCTTGAGGGTCGCCAGTTCGGCCTGCATCTCCTTGTCCCTCATGCCCCCGGCGATGGTCTCAAGGGCCTTCTGGAGCTTGGAGTTCTGCTCGGCAAGCAGGGAGATCTGCCTCTCGGTCTTCTCCGCTCGCTCGTTCGCCTCCTTGGTGTGGCGGTACAGGCGATTGAAACGGGCCTTCAGCTTGGGGTCTTCGATCTCGACCCAATCCGTTCCCTTCTCTTCGGGTTCCTGATCGACAGCTTTCGGCGCGGCCTTGGGGGCTGCGGCTTCGGGCTTCGCGACAGGAGCTTTCGCAGGCGCGACAGGAACATCGTCATCCGACACCTCCACGCGGCTTCCGATCCTCTCGGTCATGCGGCGACAGCCTTGGCGTCATCTTCGATGACACCGATGATGTCTTCCTCCTGCATGACGTACAGGCCCGGCTCAAAAGCGATGGGCTTGGCCGCCCACTTGCCGAAGAGAACCCGGTCACCGGCCTTCATCACCTCGCAGGCTTCGCCCACGGAGACGACTACGCCCTCGTCTGGGATCATCTTCTCTTCGACGGTCTTGGGGATCTCGAAACCCATCTTGTTGAGGGCCGAGTATTTGGTGCCGATGGACGCCTGTAGCGTCTCTGCACGGACGACAACCCTCGCGAAGAGGGGTCGTAGTTTCTTGCTCATGCTTTCCTCTTTGGGCGGAATGCCCGAGAGGAAACTAGCGGATCGGGAGGGAGGCGGAAGGGGGGATCAGAGG